CCTGATTTGACCATTGGCAAGAACATAAGCCAACGACCAATAAATCACTGAGAATTTATATACGCTCTCAGCCCCTAATCTCACTTTTCATAAATGCTTCGACCTTTCTTTCTCCTGGGTATACAGGAACCTATCAACTTAGTAATTACGTTAGTTATTGACTAGCAAATTCGATAGGCTGTCTACTGATTAGACTAAAGCATAGTGTGAGCGACCAGCTAACTTGGACTATATGTACGCCATATATCTGGGATAGTTCGATCCAAGTAGTTCAATAGCGAATTGTATTGAAACTAATTTAGCTCCTCAACCTCAATTTGAAAATTGAGGGAAGATAGGGTATATGATACGTCGATACTGATATCTGACGGAAGACCACCTTTTTTAAGGATATAACCTTTAAAAATCTCTTGGTAGTCATCCGGAACCATATTATCATCGTATCTATCATGTAATTCCTTACATCTTTTCTCCATTTCTTTTAAAAGAATACAATAAGTCCGTTCAGCTTGAACAGAATTACCAATTCTTTTCTTCTCTATTTCTGAATACCTCTTTTGAGATTCCTTAAACATCGATTTAAGTTTTCTTTTGATGATGTATTGTTTCTTCTTGTCTTTTGTACGCCAGAGCTTACGATAAAGCTGTGCAAAGTATTCTTCCCGTTTTGTTTCCGGGTATAGAATACTCTTTGCTGCTTTAGTAGTTTGTTCTCTAGAATACGAACACAAGAAGGAGGTAGATAGGGAAGGACTTTGGTAGTTGGTTTCGACATCTGATTGACAGTTAGTTTTGTCGTCATTGCGGACGATAGTACCTTTAACAGCTTCAATATTCAGTTGTTCTAGTACTTGAGCCAAGTATTCTTCAGCAAGTCTGTCATTTTCTTTCTTAAGAGAATCATCAGTCAAGTCTCGATATTTTTCAAATTGAGACATTGCTAACATATATTGGGGTAAGGTAGGTTTATTACCAAAAGGTAAACCGAGTCCTCCAAACATTCTTGGTAGAGTCCATGGCCTTTTAGATTGCTTAAGTTTGTCACGCATATGATGCATAAAGACTTCATAACATCTTGTCTTTTGCTCATCATTGGCAACACGAACGCATTCTTCTAATTGGTCACATGTTGATCCAAGACTCTCTAGTTGCTCACCAGATCCACCTAAAACCTTTGATTGTCCTTTAATCAAGCCAGGATTTACAACAAAAAGTTCCTTGAAATTCTTTAATATAAAGAAATGCTCAGAAATCTGAGTTTTCTCACCAAAATAATTGGTTGAATTAATATTAACAAATTCAGAGGAACAATAGTTCTTTCCAGCCGATAAGGAAAGACCACAAGAAGCACATAGTACCTCCCAGGTCTTATAATGTAAAGGATTAGACAGAAAAGAGATATCATCTCCGTTAAAAAGGGGACGATAATCTCTAAGAATCTGTTTCCAAGTTCGAGATCTATTTTCATAAATTTCGCAAGCCGCCCAAAACATTGCTGCATTAACAATGTTTAGTACAGGAAAGCTTGTAGGAGAACCCATTAGTTGACCCCACTCCTGAATAATTCTCTCTTGATATTCTGGGTTAAATGTAAAATCTAAACCAGTCTTACCAGAAGAAATTTGAGAGTAGTCAATAATGTGTCCAGATAAAGTCAGTTCTAAGACTTTAATCCAAAGTTCAGTAAAGGACTTTTGTTCTTTAAGAGTTTGAACAAAAGTGTAAGGTAAGTCAGGATGCATATTATCCGTAGCGTTTTTGTAATCTCCAGCGACAAGAAAAGTTCTAATATGTCGTGTTCCAAGGATACCTCTGTTTAAACATAGGTTCCAAAAGTGGTTGTCTGTCGTCAAGACGGATCCAGAGTACACATCGTTAATGTCAGCATCATTATGTCTTTTTCCAATAAAGCGAAAAGGACCTTTTTCATTTCGTAGTTGACCATGTAAAACAGGTTGTATTAAACGACCCATTTGGTAAACATCGCCTTCCCCCATAGTAACACCTCTTACCTTAAAAGGTTCGAGTACCATGGAATAACGGCAAGATGTACGAATATGATTTTCAATCCTATCTTTAATATTTTTATTTAGTTCTTCTCTAATGTCTTCAATACTGAAGCCAAAAGAGAAAATAGGAATTGATTCTTTATAATGAATATCACCATAGTGGTGAGCTGTCATAGACAAACTAAGATAATCATCTAAAGTCTGTCTAGTCCATTCGGACTTATAACTAAATATGTGCTCCGGAGGAGACATTCCATAATGTTTCCAATAATCTTCTTCGTCTTTTTTGGTAAAACGACTAAAATAATTAGAAGAACCACCACTGGAAGCGAGATCTTCAAAGCAAGCACCATAAGATGGGGCTCGCCAAACGGGTATATCTTTTTCAAGATGAGGAGGATAATATATCTTTGTCAATGAAGCTACTTTTTCTTTAGTTTTTGACAACATCCATTCAGTATTCGGATCGGGATTATAACCCTTACCCATCATATTCTTTTGATGGTCTATAACAGCCTTTTCCTGTTTATCTAAGGAAATCGCTTTAGCTGCTCTCTTCGAATTCTGAAGTGACATTGCTAGCTGAATTTTATCCTTTAAAGAGATTTTCTCAGACTTAAAATAACGTCTAATCCAACCTCCTATCACCATATCACTCTGAAAATTTTCAGGGATAAAGTCAGGTCTAACAGGTAGATCTGAAGGGGGTGATAACAAACAAACTAAGTATGCTGTATGAAATTTAAAAGCATCTTCAAGTTTGTCGATAAGACTATAGATAAAATAGCGTATAACAAAATTCTTCATTGCCCTCTGACTCGGGCATCGACCATGTAAACAATAAACGGAGTCAAGAACCCCAATGTATAATTGTCTAACACGATCAATGTTGTTAGATAGAAAACGGTCTAGCGGATTAAGCTTATAACCACTAGTAGTTCGATCAGTATCAAACCTTAGGCAAGCTTTTTTGAAATTATCTTTAAAAGTATGTTCAATAAAGTCTAAGGGGAGTTGCAGATCATCACAGATTGATACAATCTTCTGTGAGACAGCGGAGAAACTATCAGTACATGTTTCCCCCAGTTCTACTTCCAAAGAACTGGCACTTACTTGATTTAGGATGTGACCCAAAACATCCTCAAGTTGATTTAAGTGACTAGTGCGTTTTGAATTGCAAATCGTATTCAT